TCGCTCCACCTACTACCGAGTCGCCGGAAGTAGCACGTGGACCAATGCCTCTGCCAGCTTCAATTCCGGTACGGCCTTCACCTTTGGTGGCGGTAAGATTTCCACCGAGACCTCCTATGAGGTCCGCTATGATTTGAAGGATGCATTCTCAACTATCAGCATCACAGACATCGTATCTACAGCGTCGGTAGTCATGGACTTTAAGAGTGGTGGCAAGGGTGTGGCCGTCGGTAAGGTATCTGAAACAGATAACTGCTTTGAGGTATCTGAAAAATGGGATGTAAAGGTCTACGGCAAATTGCTGAAGGATTACATCAAGGAATTCACAGGTGCTCTTTATCCTGTCGGAAGTATCTACATGAGTGTCAAGAACACCAACCCTTCCACTTACTTTGGAGGCACTTGGGTGGCTTGGGGAACGGGCCGTGTTCCAGTCGGCGTGAATGCAAACGACACAAACTTTGCAACAGTAGAAAAAACAGGTGGTGCTTCTGCTGTCACACTGACCACAGCGCAGATGCCTTCTCATACGCATGCAAAAGGTACGCTGACGACAGCAAGCACTGGTGGGCATACCCATGACTTAAAGAACCAGAAAGCCTCATGGGGTACCAGCGGTGGCAATCGAGTGCTTATCGACGCCACTTCCGGCTACACTGCTGTCAGCAACAAGACAACTACCAGCGCCGGTTCTCACTCGCACACTATCTCTGGTTCCACTGCCGCAGCTGGTTCCGGCAATGCCCACAATAACCTGCAGCCCTATATCACATGCTACATGTGGAAAAGGACTGCTTAATTTTTATCCGCAGCTATCAGATGGTAGCTGCTTTTCTTATACCAAATTTCAGAAATGGAGGAATTTATCATGAAAGAATTCTGGAACACAATTCAACTTATCTTTGCTGGCATTGGTGGCTGGCTGGGTTATTTTCTCGGAGGCTGTGACGGCTTACTCTACGCTCTTATTGCCTTTGTTGTTATCGACTACATCACCGGTGTCATGTGTGCGATTGCGAATCACACGCTTTCCAGTGAAGTCGGCTTCAAAGGTATCTGTAGAAAGGTATTGATTTTCTTGCTCGTTGGCATTGCCAACATCCTCGACATTCATGTCATTGGCTCTGGCAGTGTGCTTCGTACTGCAGTCATCTTTTTCTACATTTCCAATGAGGGCGTCAGCTTACTTGAAAATGCTGCCCACCTCGGACTTCCAGTCCCAGAGAAAATCAAAATCGTATTA